CGTAAGTACATCAGATGAATTTGGACTATTGACCGCGACGGTGAGGCTCGGAGGGAAGACTGGGAACTACGTTTTCAGATTCACAACCGACGAAGCCTTAGAAGGCAGTCCTCTCAACATCACCGTGACGGCGGTAAGAAATGGAAACGTGATTTTTACAAGAGAATAATCAAAAGGAGCCTTGAAGATGGAAGCAACAATACAGCCCAAGAAAATGCGCGTGGCGAACCGGATCTCTACGCGGGAATTCGTTGACAATGAAAAGGCCGTCAACGAGTCCGAGCGTACGATCGTGCATACGATTTCATCCTCCATCATCGACCGTTACGGAGAGATTGTGGACCCCAAGGGTATGGTTCAGGAGAACTACTCCAAGAATCCCATCGTTCTCTTCGGGCATAATAACGGTGTTGCGTGGCTCACCGGGGCCCCTCCCCTTATCCCTATCGCGGGTAAATCGCTTTGGCGCAAGCTGGACGGAGAGAAGATTCTCTCAAAGACGAAGTTCGGGGAATCAACGGACTTCATGGAGGATGTCTGGAACCTCGCTAAAGATGGTTTCCTACCCGCGACATCCATCGGTTTCATTCCCATGGCATTTGAGGCGAAGAAGCTCGGAGATATTACCGACCTCAATCCTTCCAACCGGGGGGAATATGACAAGGCCACGGATGTGTATATCTGGCGCAAATGGGAACTCTTGGAATACTCCCTCGTACCGATCCCCGCGAACCCGGAAGCTCTTCAGAATGCACTGGCCATGGCGGGAAGTCGTGAGATGAGGATGATCCTTGAGTCTTTGCAGGCGAAACAAAGTCTCTGCGAACTTGAATCGTGCCGAGGAGAGATGCAAGCGAAGATCGAAGCCCTCGGAGGAGTGAAAAAGCAGATGGAAGATGTCGGCTCATCCGGAGGTACGATGATTGCCGACATGGAGGACATGGCCAAGAGGGTGAAAAAGTGTGAAGAAGAAATGGATGGAATGAAGGAATTATCAATCCTTCTGCCCGAAATTTCTCAGTTTTTCAAGGAATTACAGCAGAAAACCCGGCAACAGGCAGAGATTGCAGTGGGCCGTAAGGAAGTGGACCAAGCGGTCCTCATTTCCCGTTCGGTCGATAGAGCAATCAGCCGCATGCGCGGGAAAGTAGTTGACGATTAACGAAAGGTGACAACAATGGAAGTCAAAGAAGGCAAGCTCCTGGCCACAGACGAGGAGCAGAAGATTCTCGATACCCAGATCCAACAGGGTGTCGAAGAGGCGCTCAAGAAAGCGGGGACACTCAATCCTCAGCGCAAGGGCGTGATTGATCCTCCGGCCACGGAGCCGGAAGAGGCGCAGTTCGAGGCAAAAGATGGTGAGACCCCCGGCCAAACGCGTATCAGGCTGGCAAAAGCAGTCCAAGCCGTCTCCGGTGGAGGCCTTGCCGTTGAGAAAGCCCCGAAGGAACTCAGGGTGTTCCGATGGTTCGATGCGAAGGTCAAAGCCCTGTATGGCAATGCGGGCATGGATGACTTCGCCACGATCAAAGCTCTGGGGTCCAAGAAAAGGACGATCGGCGATCAATCCGCCGGTTCCTCGCCCGGTTCGGAACTTGTGCCGGATGAATTCGGTACGGACCTGATGGTTGCCATTGAGCAGTATTCAGCGACAACCTTCTGTGAGCAACACACGATGACCTCCGACACGAAGACCTTGCGGGCAGTCAACGCAAAGCCCATCGTGTATCAGGTGGCAGAGGGTGTGGCTCCGACAAAGGGCGCGCCGACCTGGACAAACCCTTCGCTGGCAGCAAAAGCCTTCGCGGGCCTTCAGTTGATGACGAAGGAGTTCTTCAAAGACAACAACGTCGATGCCTATTCCAAGCTCGTCCGGCTGTATGCGGAGGCTCTTGGCGGAAAGCGGGATCTCGAGATGTTCGTCGGGTCCGCCTTCACGGGCATCTTCGGCTCAGCCACGCCTCAGACCACGACGCTGGTGTCAACGTCCATCACAGACATCACCTGGCGGAAGCTCGTCGATATGCACAACTCGCTTTCCGACGGGAAAAAGGGTGGGGCTGCCAGATGGGCCATGCACCGGACGGTATGGGGATATATCCTCGGCCTGACGGATGACAACAATCGTCCGATCGTACCCAATCCCTACGATTCACGGGGACGGGTGTTGTTCGGCGATCCGGTGTACCTCTCCGAGCAAATCACCTCCACCGATGCAGCCGCGACGGCCTTCATCGCGTACGGCGATTTCCAGTGGTGCGCATTCGGGACGAGGGACCAGGTCGAAGTCAACCTCTTCAAAGAGGGAACGTTCGCTTCCACGAACATCGGCGAGACTCGTCAGCTTGCAATGCTGATCGACGAACGCTGGGCCTTTGTGGTCGGCATCCCCGGCAATCTTGCCATCTTGAAAACGGCCGCGGCCTAAAGGAGGATGACATGAAAAATATCCTTCTCGTTCTGGCGGTGCTGTGCCTCTTTGCCTCATTGGGAGAGGCGCAGTTTAACCGCGCGCCCAACAGCCAGATTGGCTTCAACAGTCTGACCTACGCAGATTCCGATGCCGATACTTCTGCCACGTATATGGTCGGAGGAGTAGACCAGTTGACGCTCCGTGTCTATGCATCAGACAGCGTGAGTGTAGTCTATCACTTCGATTATCGCGTGTACGGAGCCTCGTCATGGTCGGCGGTCTCGGCGGCATCTGCTGATACCGTTGTGAAGACTGCTGCGGGGTACAGCCAGATTGTGCTCAGAGATCATAGCTTAGAGCGCATACCCGGTTTGACTACGCAGCTTCGCGTTCGCGCTGCTTTTGCTGCAAGCGCGAATTCCGCAGGTTCAGGCGCAACTCACAAAAGCTGGTTTGAATGGGGCAACTAGCCAAAGGCGGCGGGAGGCGGGAGCTTCCCGCCGTCACAATAAAGAAGCCTGTCAAGCCAAAGCCGAAACTCATTCGGTCCCCACTTGACAGGATGCTCAAAACCTACAAGGTGAGGTAGATGGCGACCGCCGCTTGGGATTTGATCGTTGTTGCCGATGCGAAAGACTACCTGAATATCGGCTCCTCTGACGCCAATCAGGATGCATGGCTTCAGGAAGTCATCTCCGATCTCTCAGCCGAGGCCGAACTGTATTGCAAGCGGAAATTCGCTGTACAGTCGGTGGCTGATGAGATTTATGATGGGTTATCATGGCGGGTTTCCGAGGACAGACGGAGAATCTCTACCGTCTATTTCCCTGTCACGCAGCTTTCCACACAGGCCACTCCTTCCGATGCGCAGAAACTTGCCGCCGTCCAGTATCGGAACGATCCCGATTCGTCATGGACGGACATCGAAACGGATGTTGACCACATTTTTTTCAATCCGAGGTGGGACTACATTGAACTCTATGATGAAGCCTTCCCCTATGGTGTGCAGAATATCCGGCTTTCGTACAAGGCTGGGTACTCCACTGTGCCGCAGGATTTAAAAATTGTGTGCCTTGAAATGACGGCCATGATGTGGAAGGAATCGAATCGTTCATCTCAGGGGATTCTTGGTATGAGCACGACAACGGACTCCTACCAGGGTGGAGCAGCAACAAAAACCTTTCGGGATATGAAACCCTTGTGGGCGAAGACCCTCAACCGCTATCGGATTCGGACGGTATAAGCCATGGCCTCCCGCGCAGAAACGACACGAGACCAATGGAAGACGGCGTTTGCCTTGATAACGGTTGCCAACGGATACACCAATGCCCTTTCTGCTGCGCAGGTCTCAAAGGGTATGGTCGATCCGGCAATGGTGGTGACGTTCCCTCATGTGGTCCTCGAGCTTGGGGATTCCGTGATTGAGCCTCAGACGGACGACTGGAATTTGTTTGATGAGGATGTTGAACTCTACATCACGGGCTTTGTCAAGGCCAATGAAGAGACTCAAGCCTTTGCCGCCGGGGATAAGCTGGAGGATGCAATGGAATCGCTTGTGCATGATCTGAAAAAGAAAATCTGCACGGACTTGATTGATGTGAACATGACGGACGGTACCAACCCCTGGAATGCCCGGCTCATCCGGCAAAAACTCCGCTTCTCCCGTGTCTCAGGCCTTGGATTGCCGAAGAATGTCGGAAGGGTAGGATCAAAATTGACATTACAGATTCGTAACCAGACCTCGAGCTTCGCATGATGACGATTCAGACTGAGACCTCCCGCAATCCTATCGTTATCAACGACGATCTCTCCACACTCTTGCCCGAGGTGGCGGAGATTTTGGAAGACTCCGTCATGGAGACGGTTCTCGTAGGAGGAAGGCCCGTCAGGTGGCATCCAACGAAATCCGGGAGACCGCCTTTAAGAGGCCGGGGTGTTCTCTGGTCCACCTTGGATCAGGAGATCGGTTCCAATTATGCTCAGGTCTCATGGGGTGCCGGGTTAGCTTATGCGAGGATCCATCAGCACGGGGGACTTGCCGGACGGAATCATTCGGCTAATATCATTGCCCGGCCTGTACAGATACAGATGGAGGATATTGAAAAGATTCGTGAGCTGTTTGTGGGAAAGGTCGTTTTCACAACCAACATAGGAGCGAGCATCCTGCAATGACATCCTTCAGTCAAAATGGAGTGGCAAAGATCACGGTGGAAGGGCGGGACTTTGTGTTCATCAGGCCTACCATCGCGTATCTCAGGCGTTATAGTGCGATTGAAAAGTATTTCCTTTCCTTGAGCGCGGAGAAATTCGAGACGATCTTCGCCGATGACAAGACGTTCAAGGAGTTTTCCCGGATGTGGAGAAGACTGTGCCGGGTGGCCTTTGCGAAGAATTGGCTCTTGTCCCTCTTATGGCTTGTTCGGCTTCCCCGAGAGCTTCGCCTCTCTGTGCTTTCTTACCCTGATTTTGAGGAAGTGGCAAAGAGTTTTTTCGTGTTTGTTGGGGACAGGACGACTCGACCGGGCGCGTCATCGCCCGATACGAGCAGTTCCGCAAGGACGGACGATACATTCCCCCGCCTCCAGGAGAAGACCTCTTAGACCAGATGGTCTCCGATGCGTGTAAGGGCGATCTGAGCAGGAAATACTTCCTTGAGAAGCATTGCACAGTGAGGGATTTGGTCTTGGAGAATCAATATGAGATTTACCGGTCATGGGTCATTGACGAACTGAGGAACAGTGGCTGACGAGAGAGTCATATTTCGCGCTGAGGTTGAAGGGCAAGCCTCGATTGCCGATTTGAGGAAGAACATCCGCGCTGTTCGGGATGAGGTTCTCGGTATGACTGCGGCCCAGAGGGAAGCGCGCGGAGATTTGACCAAGTACGTCTCCGATGCTCAGACCTTTGTGAACAAGGCCATGGTTCCAATGCACTCCGCTCAGGCCCGGATGAAAGAGGCGTACTTCAGGACGGGACTTGAGGTGAGGCAGTTGATCCTTTCCAACGGGATTCTGACCGGGACATTTGGGGCATTGAGTAATAGTTTTGCCAATTCTGTTTTGAATGCTGTCCAACTGAACCGCGCACTTTTGCCTCTGGGCCTCTCGATGGGCGGAATCGGCATAGCGGTAGTCTCTGTCATCGCACTCCTCCCGACACTCATTGACCTCTTTGAAACATCGTCAGAAAAAGCAGACAAACTCACCAAGTCCACTCAAGGCTTGGCTGACACACTCTTTAAGGTTGGCGATCCGCAATTACTCAAAGACGAGGAAATGCGCCTGCGATTTGCAGCAAGGCACGCCGAATCAGAAGAGGAGAGAATTGCTCTGCTGAAGAGAGCAAACGATTACGAGTTGGAATATAACCGGGTTCGCGAAGAGGAGCAGAAGCGTTCAGCCGAGGAACAACTGAAGTGGGAAGAGGATATTGCTATGAGGCGTATCCTCAACGCGCGGAAAGTGAGAGAAGAGTG